CCAAGCGAAGTAAGCACTCTTTGTCCTCTTTGTCTCATTGTATTATTCGTTTTTTATATCTAATTGCATATAATTCTTTGTTATATGCCTCTTTTATATGTGATAGCATATAATCGCGGTTAATAATAGCCCTATTTTAGGGGGGGTTCTTACCTTGATATTCTCTTTTCGTTATGCTATTAGGTGATTGTGTTCACTTATAGCGTGTTTACTGCTCAAATGACGTAGTATCTAGACAACAAATGACCTGAATAGGACACCTAATCGAGTCATATCCAGTTATCGACATCTTATTTAATTTTGAATACGTGAATACATACGTCGTCGACGTCCCACATAGCTTGGTCTTCGTGCTGAAGCTCTGCAAGGAACTCATCTAACTCTTCATGATAGTGATTGCCACTCTGTTTACCCATAACGGATCTTATGAGAGCTATGTCAGTGAAGACATATGGGTTCAATGAGCTTTCCATTTGGTCCCACACCATCCACCCCTTTACGTCAGCCCTTAAAGGCATTAGCTCAAGTATTTGGTTAGTCCGCTCATCGTGAGTGTATAGCACCGTTGAATCACAGGTATCCTCTACCTTGTAGCCTTGCTCCTTGAAGCTGTCGCCTAGGGCCTCGTAGTGTTGTATCGCATCGTCTTGACTCGTGAAGAGGACAGCCTCCGTTTCAGAGTATCCCTCTTCCATGCCATCCACCCCGTGTATTATTACGTATTTTGTATCTTTCATTTTCGGTATGGTCTGTCGAAGACAACCATTGAGCCGTCTTCGTCGGGTGAGTTCTGTACGATAGCCACTGCCTCGTCACGTGTTAGGTTAGAGAACAGTACGTCTTTGTCGTAGCTGTCCTGAAATATTCGGTATACGCTGTATTCGTTCATGTCTGTTGTGTTAGTAGTTCTTGTGCTTTATCCATTGCATAGCTTCGCTGTTGCGTCATAGTACCCGCAGTTTGAGGTGCAGGTAGTTTGATGTGAATTTCATCTACTAACCAACCTTCAGCTTCAGAAACGTCAAGAGTGTAATGTTTATCTCTACGTTGGATAGCATTTGCTATCTGCTCGGTGTGACGTAGTGTTTGTTCGTGTGTCATTGTACTATGTCTTGAAAGAAGATGTACTTGCCGTCTTCTGAAATGTATTCCGCATCTATTAAGGCTCGTGCAGTTCGCCCATAGTGTCCTTGTAGTGTCCATGCACTACCATCTTGAATGAGTAGAGAGAACAGCTTTAGTATACCTGCCTCGTCTAGTTGGCCATCTTCGTAGTCCATAATGGCATCCACTATGCTTATGCTTCCTAGCTGGAATTGGTCTATTACTTTCATGTGTATTAAATTGAAGTTTGGTTTGGCAAAATCGCCGATACAAAGATAAGGGACAGAATCCACAAATCCTAATTTATTTTCTAAGTCGTTGATTGTCAGTCACTTTCGCCGTCCTTGAGTATTGTTGTTACTCCTAGTGCATTAGCTACATAGTTGATATGCTTCTGTGTAGTCATGCTCCAGTATCCATGCTGCTTAAGCGTCACGCCATCGATCGTAGCCACATGTGTGTTATAGCTATACACTCGGTATTGATTCCGTCCTTCTATGTAGAGTTCCTCTACTCGAAGATTCTTCTTGTACTTAGGTAAAGGATAGCCCTTCGTGTGAGGATTTCCCCACATGTATCCATCATCACGATTCTGCTCGTATGTCTCGTCTGCTCGCTCAAATATATCTTTCTTCATCGTCTTTTTTATTTCGTTTGTATTTCTTTTTACTTGGTACAACTTGTTGTGTCATCTTGCGTCGTGCTAACTGTGCAAGCTCACCTCTCGTGTAGCCGTCAATTTTAGGTTTATCTTTTTTCATGTGAGAGCAAAGGGAGTTGCACCCTTTAGCCATATACCAATAAAAGTCTGTCCTACTGTAAGTAGTTTCTTTGACGCTCTCATGTTGCGGTCCATGAAGGTTACGCTCCTTCGACTCTTCCGTGACAGGGAAGTATGATTCTATTTCACCAATGGACCAAAGGTAGAGGGAGGGCTGACGTTTCAACACACTCCCTCAGGGTTCAAACTTCAATCTAAACCATCGCCTTCAGTGTTTATTATTATTCATGTTGATTAGTTTTCCGTGTATATGCCGAGGTAGATTTGAAACTGTCCCTCTCTCGTAATAAACGTATGTAGTTCACCATGCTCGTCACATAGCTCCGTTAACTCGTCACATAGCTGTTTATATGTAAGAGCTGCTTCGCTAGGCGAACCGAACCCGCTGCTATCTACAAATAACTCCGTTATCTGAGTATAATCTGAGCCGATTACGTCTTCAAATCGTTCTGACTTTTTTACGTCGTCTAACGTGTCTAATGTAATGTTCATTTTACGTGTGTTTTAATAAATTCTACTACTGCCTTGTATGTACCACCTAAGTCTAAGGTTGATACAGCATCTACAAGGTTATCAAATGGTACATAGTGGCTCTCCGTTTTGTAGCACTTCTGTACTACAGGCATCAACCAATCCCAAGAGGTGTGGTATTTTGAGTACTTAGTAATTCCTTCCATTACTTTCTCCTTACTATCTTCTGTTATGTAGAAGAATGGGGCATCACTCCAAGAGTGTATGTTACCCGCAATAGAGTCTAATGATATCTCATCATGCACCCCCATAAATTCTGCTATTAGTTTATTGTCTTTCATGTTGGTTTATTTAAGTACGAGTATAATAAAGGCTCATTCGTAGGGGCTTCATCGCTATATGTTTTAATAAATTTAACTACTGCTTTATATGTGCTTTGAATATCTACGTCAGTTAGATACATAGTTATATCTCCAATGCAGTCACCTTCTGCACCTGACTCGTAACACTTCTGTACTACGGGCATCAACCAATCCCATGAAGTGTGGTACTTCATTAGAGTCATAGTGTCAGGGTAAATTCCTGTACATATCATGGTTTCGTCATGGTTAAAAGTACCACCCCTACCCATAAATTCTGCTATAAGTTTGTTATCGTTCATCGTTATATGTTTTAATAAATTCTACTACTCTGTCGTACACCACCCCTATATCCATTGTTAGCAAGGACTCGTTGATAAAGTAGTGCTGACCTTCTTCAGGTTGTTGTGTGTCAAAGCATTTCTGTACTACAGGCATCAACCAATCCCAAGACTTGTGAAACTCCATATTTTCTAACTTAACATATTTACCTTTGTAATAATATTCTGTATTATCTCCAAATTTTTCATAAGGAGTGTATCCCCCCATAAATTCTGCTATTAGTTTATTGTCTTTCATGTTATCTATTGGTTTTGTCCGTGCTTGCGGACGATTTATAAAATTCGTGGTAGAAGTACTCATCGAACTCATCGTATATTAATGTGTCGTTGTTGAAGATGTCATTCCATACCTTTTTAGCTACTGCATATTCAGGCTTGTCTGTGTGTATTGTAACCTTCATCTTGTAAATTCTTTCCATTCCTTAGACTCAGTACTCCCCAAGTCTATGGCTATCTCAATGTTGGATATGTGTGTCCACCCATCGTCAGCGCACTTGCTCTGCTCGTTCATTCCCTTGCCGCTTTCGAGGTGGTCTATGACTACTTGAGCATCGTCAATTATCATCTTCATTCGATGTATTAAGTCGGGTTTATTTGTACTAGATTTCTTCATGATGTTATCTGTTGGTTTTGTGTGCCGTAGCACGTTTCACATTCGGCTTGTTCTGTCGCTTCGTTGTAGCTTAGTCCGTTATCATCGAAGAAGTCGTCACATATATCACACTCATCTCGGTCTGCATTAAAATCGATCGTTACACCTGCATCATCAGCACACTCCTGAAGGAAACTGTCCTCCCAATCCATCATGCCTAGTCGCATGTGCATTACTTCGTCTTCGGTAAGTTGAGGGGCAAAGTATTTTTCTAGGAACTCACGCTTAGTCATAGTCGGTGGCTTGGCAAGCGCATATTTCATAGTAGAGTAAGTGTATTCCTCTACCATCTTGCATATGTCCTCGTATATCTTTTCCTTGTTCCCCTTGAGTCCAAAGTATTTCTTGACATCAGTAACTTTCCAATGTCTATTAGGTTTCATTCCTATTTTCCATAGCCCTAAGTCACGCTTAGATACTATGAGATTCCACATCCCTTTGGATGATGCCTTTCCGTTTACGGATAGGTCTTGTTCTAAGTCTTGTTCAAATTGTGTCATTGTATTGGTAGTTTTTCGATTAGTATTTTGATGTCGCTTTCTCCACTATGGTAGTACAGGTGGTCATCGCCATCGCTATACACCTCTATGATATAGTCATGGTGTGCAGATAATAACGCCTCAAAATTTGCCCTTGCTTCTTTCTTCGATGCATATAACTGAGTGTCGGTGTAATCTAAACACATATCTAATACGTGTACTGCATATACTTCTTTCATGATGTTATTGGTTATTAAAGTATGCCTCCCCTTCCTTGCGGATACGCTCCTCCTCGTCATTGTGGAGGCCGAAAGCTATCCCGCTTACACAAGACCACCACATAGCGAAGTAACGCTGGTCGCCTTGTTCCGCTCCCCAAAAGGCTACTTGTGTATCGCAACAACTTAAGCTTACCACAGGGGTTACGCCAGAATGTTCGCTCATCTGAATTCGGTAACTCAGTTTCCATGGCCTCTCGTCCTCGTCTATGCCTGTCAACGTGTCCTTGCAGTCGTAGTCGTTCCAATCAAAGCCGTTTTGAAGTTTCTCAAGGAACCTTCTGAAGTCAGCGGAAACATCTATCTTGGATAGTATCTCGAATTGCCTCTCTGTGAAGCGGGATGATGTATTAATCATGGTATTATTAAATTGAAGTTTGATGTGGCAAAATTGCCGATACAAAGATAAGGTAGAACTTTCGAGATTCCAAATCTTTTTTATTTTGTCAGTGTTTACAAGGGATTTAGAGCATCTTCGATTTCTATGTACACACTCTTACCTGCCTCTATGTCGTAGTATGCTTTCTCGCTACGCTCTACACATATCTTGTATGCTTGGCGTGAGAATTCAACCACTTGAATAATGTCGAAGTAAATAAATCCGTCCTCTATCCATGTGCCTACACCTATGTTGCGACTTGTGCCGTAAAGCTTGTCCTTTACACCCACTTGCACCTCAAAGCACATCTTAAATTCAGCAGGATTATCGGCTTCACACTTAAGTTCACTCGCAAGCCCACCCACTACAAAGCCCTTGCTAAAAGGGAAGTCCGTAGGTTCGTGCTGATTGAAGCAAGAGGAACTACCTCCCGTTAGAAGCGTATTACCTAACGCTAGTGCTGTTGCTTTGTCTAAATTTTTCATCTTGTCTATTGGTTTTATTGGTTATTATATTAATCCCATGCTTTGCTCGTAATCTTCCCATTGTTGTTCCGTAGCCTTATCGAACTCCTCCTCTTCAGAGGTCACAGGCGGCTTGCCAATAGGTATGCGGTAATCGTGAGGAAATGCCTCTTCGATTCTTCGTGCGTTTCCTTCGTCAGCACGTAGCCAAGCGTTGATTAAATAGCTTTCAAAGCCTCCTGCATGTTGCAGTCGGTCGAGCAAATGCTCTCGGTGTTCATCGTTTGTCATAGTGCTTTTCTTAACTTGTTAATTGTGTGAAAAATATGGTCCTTACCACCTTTGCCATCTTCATCTATGGTTTCATCGTAGTGCGTTGATTCGGAATCGTAGTTGTAATCTACTAACCTCATAGATAATTCTTTGAACTCATCAAACTGCATACGTAGTTGCTCGTTCTCTTCACGTAGGTCTACAAGTGTGCTTCCTCTTTCCCATTTAAGTTGCTCGATTTCTCTCCCTAAACTCTCGGCTATTTTAATCGCCTCCCCTAATTTATACTCTAGGTCGGTGTTTTTTGATTTACTCATGATGTTATTGTATTGTGTATTAGATTATTTTGAAGTTTGAATTAGTGGGGCAAAGGGGAGTCGAACCCCATACTCACACCCTTGACATTTGCAACTGCCTAAGTGCTTTCATCCTCCGTTGCATATAGCGTCTTGTACATAGACACGTTAGCACTAGGATAATCCCATATATTTGTACCGACGAAGGGTATCGCACCCTCTTCTCTATACACCTACGCCCTCTACTATCTGAAGCAACAGATTTCAGGGACATAGTGCTTGTGTGCAGTGCATTACTCAAATGCTACGTCAGTATGTTACGTTTATACTTCGTCAAGTTTTCCGAACTAAATCGGTCCCCAAAGATACAACAGACTTTTCCAAATTCCAAATCTATTTTCTAAATCGCTGTAAATCAGTGGTTTAAGCATGGAATACTTGTTGAGGATTCTCTGCATATTCGCAAAGTGCCTGTTCGTACGCATCGTATAAATGCATGAGTATGTGACGTGGTGCATCGTTATGATATGCAGTCGTGTATTCACGCCACGCATCTAGCTTCGCTTGTAGGTACACGTTAGGCGGGTTTTCGTTAAAGGTTTTTGGCTTTCTCATAATGTATTGGTTTTTTCTAGTCCTAAATCGTCGTAAAAGTCATACCCAAACGCTTGTATTAGCTCGTCATTTCGATCGAACAGGTCGTAGATTACGCCTTCATCATCAAACTTTATTTGGACGTATGTTCCGTCTGTATTTGGTATGTGTATCTTTTTATATGTGAATTCTAATGTTTTCATAGTTCTTTTATTTCGTATTGGTTTTTAGTTAGTTAAGTAGCTCTAGTTCAAGTGTTACTTGAGAGCAAAAGGCATCACATACCCACGCTAATCCCTCTGCGTCTTGGTCGTAACTGAATATAGCATAAGCATCTATTAATTCCTCTAAAGAGAAGTTAATGAAAGGGTTGAGGTAATCGTTCATAATGTATTGGTTTACAGTTAGTTAATAAAACATTCTAAAGCGTCTTTGTGGTCGCTTCGTCCCACCGATAATGTGTGTGCCTGTTCTGACATAGTCAGGGTGTGAGAGGACAGCCTTAACACACTCCGCCCACATATCATAGGCATCTGTTCGCATGACAGCGTCATAAGCTAGGTTATTCACACACCAAGCCCAATGCCTTTCGGCATAGGCTTTCCATGTTTCGAGTTCTTGTAATGTACTCATGACTAACCGATTAAATCTTCGATTGTCATTTGCTCGTCACACGTCAGGTCGTCCCATGACTGTGTGGTTGTAGCTTGGCTAAAAGTTAGCCCATCAAATAAGCTCTTTAGAGCTTCTATACGTGCCTCAGCGAAGAGGCGATTGTTAGAGTTTTTCATTGTAATTGGTTTAATGAAATTAATAAAAGTGGTAGTAAAAGGATTCGAACCTTCGGTTGCTATTAGTTCACAACCATACCAAGTAAACTACCATGTAATCCCTTAAGGGGATTAGTCTTACTCATGATGCCTACCTCAGACAAGCATGTACATCTGCTACGTCCGAAAAGGCTCTTGGAAAGAACTCTTTGAGGTTTCTAAGCGTAGCTTTATCGCCTTTGTTAACCGCATTCAAGGCTACTAATTCAACGTAGTTGAACAGTGCGGGTTTCGTAGAGGCCACAATCATCAGAACGGAGCGTTAGATGCTTCAAGCGTAGCTTCAAACGATTCAACGGTAGCCGCAACTTCAGCAGCTTTAGCTGCATTGTGACGGTCATTTCTCATGCGGTAATACGCCTCTGTTGGAGTTTCACCTTCTCTAACGACGAAGTCGTTACTCGATCGGGTGGCCTTATGTGACGGAGGTACACCACCTTCCATCTCAAGGAATTCGGTTTTAACTACGTTAGTTCTAGCTTGGCGTTGCTCCATACGCTGATTGGAGTTTAAGTTCTTACGAACTTTCCGAGCCAATGGATTATCTTTCTTCTTCTTCGAAGAACTTGTCCTAGTTTCAGCTACCTCTGTAAGAGAAGCGACAGCCTCAGTTAACTCCGTTAAGAGTTTCAAGGCTAAAGCCTTCTTTTCCGCCGTACAGCTGTACTTGGCTTGGTTGACTGCCTTTCGGCAAGTCTTAAAATTTATATCTTTCATTTTCAATGAATTAAATGGTTTACGAATTGTGGTTTTGGTTTCCCTTAGTAGTATTGTTAAGTAAAGAGAGTTCATAAATGAACACTCTCTTTACTAAACACTACAACTACTCAGAGCAGCTTACTATGCTGAAAGCATAGCTAGTAATTCCTTCTTGGTTAACTTCGTTAAGTCAACCTTAGAAACCTTAGCTTCAGCTACTTGTCTAGCCTTAGAAGTCTTCGACTTCGCTTTAGCCTTCGGCTTAGTAGTAGACTTAGCCTTCGGCTTAGCAGTCGATTTCTTCTTAGCCTTCGGCTTCACTACTTCTAAAGAAGTAACAGCTTCGGTTAGTTCGGTTAATAAAGCTAAAGCTTTAGCCTTTCGTGCAGCAGTCGCTGAGTACTTAGCTTGGTTTACTGCCTTACGGCAGTCTGATAAAAGATTTGTATTAAACATAGTTTAAAAATTGAAGTTTGATTTGGCACAATTGCCGTTGCTAAGGTATGGTGAACTTTTCCTAATTCCTAACAAATTATCAACTTTCTTTCAAATTAGCTTGTAACAGACTGAGGACCAATGAGTTACAAATGAAAGTTTTTTTGAGTTGGGTTGTGATGCGAGCAGACGCGTGGCGGTGCATACACGCACGTGCTTAGGTACATGTGTAGGTGTGTACAGGTGTGTGCATACAGGTGCGTAGGTGTGTGTGTATATGCGTCTGTGTGGGTGTACGTGCATGCCAGCACAGGCACATGATACGTGACGGGTGGAGGGGGGTAGATGTGTAGCCCGTATAGGCGCATCATGCAGGTGACACATAGGTACACGTGGGGTTGTCCGACACATAGCTACTCCCCGTTACATACTACGGTTCAACAGATGCTTGATTCAAAGCTACCTAACTCACTAGCTAGCAGTGGATTAGAAAAGCTAGAATAGTAGGGCAAAAAGCCGAAATCTCTTCGAAACACGCAAAGCAAAGTGCGTTTCGGTATGCATTACGCAACGTCTTTAATATAATATTATCCCCCATTCTTATGTTTCTCATAATTTTTTTCACAAAATCAAATATTCTAAAATCATAACAAAACATTTAATCTGTCATGACGGTTATGCTCTTGATCTGTTGCCTTTTAAAGCAAATCGCCTTGATTATGCATAATAACCACTAAAAAGAGTCTGTTCTAAGTCTCCTTTAAGGGCAGCATCAATGCTTTTCTAGGGTATAAGAGGCTGGTTTCAAGGTATTTAGAGAAATAGTCTTAAAGTTATGCTTCACTACTTGCATATTAAAAAAAAAGGTAGTAACTTCGTACTATTAGCGAGTCAGATAGGTAGCTTATCAGATGTTTTAGTTTGTATACTAGACTATTAAGAGATATGCTGTTAAGATTAAGCTTTTAAGGTAGTATCCGCTCTAATTATGTCTCACAAGGTTTACATTCGTCACACTTATATCTACCAATGTGGGGACGTTGTGTGTGGTGGGGAATGGAAGGTAAGTGAGGCGGAGGACATGGAGCACTTAAGCTGTCCCCATTGCGGGAGGAGGGATTATGTGGATTATGTGGTAAAAGATCAAAGGAGGCGATTTAACAATAGGTTTGAATAAGTTATCTTTACCTCATGAAATTTACAAGGCAACAAATTGAGAAGGCTGTAAAGGCTAAGGGTTACAAATGGTTTAGTAGTGGGGATCTAAACGTCAACATTGTGGGTGTCAGGAATGATGCGACAGAGGGCAAAGTAACCAATAAATTTGATGATCACATCACCATATCTTACAAGATAGACGGAGAGTGGCAATTTGAGTGTTATAGGTGTACGACGGATCCAGGGGACGATTGGATGGATAGTCCAATGATGAAGAAAGGGTGTGCGATTTTAAAGCCAGGACAATATAGGAGTTCACACAAATTGAGGCTACACGGGGGGAAGTATTTGGCATTAGGTCAACAAAACCCAGTAACAGTCTATAGGGATGCCAATCGGGACGATAACTACAACTTTAACGAGCATTCAACTGATACAGGCTTATTTGGCATAAACATACATAGAGCTACGGCACTGCCAGGAAGGGCGTCTAGCCGTGTAAATAAGTGGTCTGCAGGATGCCAGGTAATAGCATCTAATGATGATTGGGTGGAGTTTCTAGAGACGTGCCAGGCAGCGAGGGAGGAGTGGGACAATAACTTTACGTATACGCTTATTAATAGCAGCGATATAAAATAGATGAAATATTTAACAATAGGTTTGAATAGGTTACCTTTGCAATATGAGATTTAGCAAGAAACTCCCTCGTAATCCAATTAAGAGGAGGAGATACAGACTGGAATTAGGTGGTGTAATACCTGGGGCTAATAATCAAGATGCGGGGGATGGTGTTTCCAATGAGGAGCTTATGGCTATGATCAAGGGGCTTAAATCAGACGCTGCTCCACCGCTTAGCCTAGATGGCGGTTTAGACCCATCTGCTGACGTTGGTATCGGTTTAGATCCACTTCCTCCAGTTCCACCAGTAGCTCCTGTCACCGCCCACCAGGAGATGCTTAATGAGAGCGAACTTCAAGCGGGTATAGAAAACACCGTTAGCAAAATTCCAATAGCAAAGCAATTCATGAAGCTTGGGAAATGGGGGAAAGATAAAATAGCTGGGACTTACAAATGGGATGACAGCCTTAGCGAAGAGGAAAACTTAAAAGGGCAAGAAAAAAGAGAACGGTTCGGTGCCGCGGTATTTTCACCACATGAGCTATTCATGAAAAAAAAGAAGAAAGAGGGCCGCCGCGGTATGAAAGTTATAAGGAGATAACCCTTATCTTTGTTCTATGCGCCTAGCAAAGAGAACAGAATACCGAATAATGAAAAATGGAGGAGTTAATGGCGATCCGCCTAAAACATCACTGTCTGACAACCTAAGGTCTGAGCTGCGAGAAAACTATTCCTTACCTTTATTACCAGAGGATGACTATCCTGAGTACTCTTACGAAGATCTGCTACCGCTTTTTAGTCCTTCACAGAAAAAAATTGCTGACTGGTTGATTGCTAGAAAAGAGACGGGTAGATTTGAAGATCAACTAGGGGGAGGTAATTTAGAGAGACAGCTATTGAATTTAGCATCTAATAAGACTTTTCAATCACAAAAAGAGCTTGTTGATGAGGTGTTTGATTTTTATGATGAGTTGGGATATATGACAACTTCTACTGGCGAAAAGGAAACACCTTATGAAACAAAAGATGAGCTTTATAGAGAGGTACAAGGTGCAGCTGGGATATATTTCCCCGAAGCCCATGCAATGTATGATACTAAAACAGCTTCAGGAGAGGATTATGGCGGTGCCTTGGAAAAAATAAATAGCGGGGTAGATAGAAGTTTTCAAAGATTAGCCGCTTTTATCGAAGGAAAGAAAAAAGATTCTACACAAAAGCATGAAAACGTACACTCCTTAAACGCAAAGCTAGCAGAAGGCGTTATAGAAGACATACGCCCTCCTGAGCATGAGTATTACGACGACAACAGAGAGTTATATTCTAGGACGATGCAATTCAGGCTTGATAATGAGCTTGACCCTAAAAAGATCTTTACCAAAGAAGACTTAAAAGATTTAAACTCGGAAAGAAGTAAGTATATGCTAGACTATATACCTGATGAGCAGTTTTTAAAGCTTTTGAATGACGTTGCTTATGCCGAACCAAATAATGATACTCATGAAGCTATCCAATATGGGTTTAAAGGCACGAAGATAAAAAACCATTTCAAGGTTTTAAAGAAATAATATCGCTTACACTACATCTCTAAAAGAAGCTTAAGGCAATAAGTTATCTTTCCTTATATTTGCACTATGGCAAACCTAACATTAACAATCACGGAAGCAGTTACCTTAAATGGTGTGTCTCGTGGATCTACGAATACGCAAACCGTAGAGAATGTAACTGAGGTGTATCATCGCATATGTGATATTAGAACTAATCAATGGCACACAGTAGCTGCTTTTGGGGCTTCTGTCGGGGGATCTACACTTATAGATGCAACCGTAAAGCACTTAAGGATAACCAACTTAGATGCCACTAATTTTGTAAAGCTGATTCTTACCGAGACAGGAGTACAGGAATTTATGGTTAAAATAGAGGCGGGGGACAGTTTCATACTAGGCAACTCTGTTTCGGACGCTAACGCGCTAGGAACAGGAGCCACACCATCATTTACAAACATTGACACAATCACAGCCAGAGCCGATCAAGGCGACTGCCAGATTGAACTATTTATAGCAAACTAATGAACTTAAGAAGAAGATACGCAAACGGCGGACAAACACCAAGCCCAGAGATGATGCAACAGATGATGCAGCAAATGCAACAGAGGCAACAAGGTCCACCACAGGGGCAACAAGCTCCTCAAAGGGAGGCTCATATTCCCGTAGATGGAAGGGTGTTATCGGACGAGAAGGGGGATTATGTGATGTTCACTGATCTTCAGGGTGCGGAACCTTTTAAGGTGTATTCACCTGATTACGGTTGGAATGAAGTAGATGGGATGGCTAGTGGGGAGGATGGAGATTCTATACCTAAGGCTAATTATCCTGTAGTTATGGACGAGAGGTCTGGAGAATACGTGCTTGACGCAGCTGCATATGATTCTCAGATGACTTCAGAGCAGCCTCAAATGGCGCACGGAGGGAAGTTTAAGGTAATGAAGAAGTTTGAGAATGGTGGAGTGAATGGCGACCCAGTAAAAGACGGTGACCCTAAGAAACCAAAAGGAAGCCCATATGTACTCACTAAAACTGTAGATGATTCTAACTTTGAATCTAAAGAAGGGATGACGGAGACCACAACAGAGGGCGCTATACCTTCTTATAATCCAGAAAGTGGACTTGATAACTTAACGCAAGAGCAGAAAGACTTAATCCTAAATACAGAGTTTGGGAGGTCACACTTGAGTGGTGAAGGATCTTTAAGCGACCAGTATGCTGATTATACAGTAAAGGTTAACGATTACTTAAATAACAACCGCGACGCAGCTTTAGATAAAATAAAGGGCTTAATAGACTCAAACCCGAACTTCAAAACAAAACTTGAAGGTAAGTCCGACGATGAAATGCTCACAATTACCCGCGATCTTATGACGGATGGGAAGATTGGTGACTTTCATGGGGCTATACTTAGAGAGGAAAAAAAGTACTTGAAGCCTCTTATAGGGGGTAGTGAGATTGATGCATCGGGCATAAGAGCAGACGCTGCTGATATTATTTATGGGTTTGGCGATCAAGCTATATCTGAAAACGCTCAGGCGGATTATAGAGCACAAGCTCAGGCCGCTGGCCTAGATCTTCTTGATGAAAGAAGTATGTCAGAATTCTTTAATTTATACATATCTCAAAATCCAGCTTCCACACAAAGGGGGGAAGTGACGGATGCAGGCTTCACAGCCGACAACATCGCTACAACTAGAGAGAGTGCTGAAGCGGTTGCCTTTGGTAGTAAAGAAGGAATTAATGAAAACGCTCAGACTGCAAAAAACAAAAACGCACTTACAGTAGAATTGCAAAATCTTATACAAGCAAGAGGATACGATTCCACTTCCGCAAAGTATAAAGCTGCACAAGCAGAAATAGACGCTCTGCAACAGCAAATAACATCAATGGCAGTAGGGGGCCGAGTAAAACTCATAAAGAGTTTTAATAATGGCGGGAAAAATGACGACCCCCCTAAAGAATTAAGCTTAATACTTAATGGCACAAACATAAAAGACATGGATCACACAACAAAAAGAAGGCTTTTTAATACTACCCTATCCACACCAAACGGAAATTTTAGCGTAACTAATCCTAATTTTTTAGGCAGGATGCTTAAAAAATACAAGAACCCGAAAGTAAGCACTTCCTTTTAGTTAAACACGTAGTTTGGCGGCAGGAACTCATCGAAGCACCCACCCCCATAGAATCGCGTAGCTTCGTCATCTATTTTTAGCTGCACAAGAACAAAGTCCTTCTCGTAGTATACTGACCCATAATCCCCATATGTTTTTAGGATTTCTACGGTCTCGTACCCAACTCTAGCAAAAGTATTACCTAGGACTTCACCAGTACGGTTGTCTCTTGCTATTATGTGGTAAATTCCCTTCTTGTAAACATTAAACCATAGCATGAAATCTCCTTCATGTAAGTCAGTCTGTTCTTTATTTAAGGCAATCTCATTAGCTATGTATGAGTCTGTTAGGTAAGGCTTTTCAGAGTTATCTCTACCTAAATCCCAGCAACTGCATTCATCTTCAGGTTCTGCCCACACCTCCCATGTAACGAAGCTTTGGTCAGCATCTGGCCAGAAACAGTGGCACTCGCTAAATGCGACTTGGAGCCTTAATAATTCTTCTTGTGCGTTTATACCAATCGACAGCAGGCTAGCAATCAGTACTAAGAATAAGTTTTTCATAATGTGTAAATTAAAGGATTAAAAAATTCAGCGTATATTTGTTGCTGCTATTATCAAGGTAAACTAAACTTTCCACATTTCCTAATTTGAATGGTAAATAAATTTCTAAAACTTTGAAGAAGTTTTATTTTAACCCCACACGAAAGAGAAAAGACCGCAAGAAGGAAGCCGAGCTAATACGGTTAAATAAGTTAAAAAATGAAACTAGAAGTAATAAGGTTCAGCAAACAAAAAGATTCGACTAATGGGATTCTATTCGACATATCAAAAGACAAAAGAGAGTTTTTATGCTATACTCTCGAAGACGAAGCTAGGGATATCAAAGTCATGGCAGAAACTTGTATCCCTGAAGGAGAGTATCCTATCCGTTTTAGAAATGTGGGCGGGATTCATACCAAATACTCTAAGCGGTTTGCCGATATTCATCTGGGTATGCTTGAAGTATGTGATGTACCTAATTTTTCGTATATTCTTATTCACTGCGGTAATACTGACGAAGATACTGGTGGGTGCTTACTTGTGGGTGACTCACAAGAGAACAACATAATCAAGTCCAATGGCTTTATAGGCCACTCTACAAAGGCTTATATGAGAATATATCAGCCAATAGCAGCCGCACTAAAAGCAGGGGAACAGGTTACTATTATTTACCGAGACTTTGAGGAGTCATTAGTCTTAAACGAACTAAAGGAAATATGCTAAAGAGAATGGGTAAAATGATAGCAAGACTTAAAACCTCTAAGCCATCAGTCCACATAAAGAAAAGAATCTCAGCTGGCGGAAAGAAGAAGAAGGGGAGGTAGTCAGACAGACTCCTCTAAGCTTCTATAGAATCGCTGTACAAGCAGTCTAGCTTTCTGCGTGAGAGCATATCTCACTCTATAGCTAACCTTGGTTTCATCACGAAACAAGTGATCCTCTAAGGTTTGCGAAGGGGTAAGTTTATCGAAGTACTTATATACGTACCCAGCGTTAACTAACGGGAATATTATTCTTTTCCCTATTTTATCTTTACTATAGCCATATTCAGCTACGGCAAAGTCTATTGTCCAGAACTCTAAGTCGTATGCCCAGCACATAAACATGAGCTCCCTTTGGAAAACATCCGCTGTTTCCTGGGTGTGTAGAAGCTTTTCTCTTAAGTTCTTTAAATAGTTCCTACGAACGAATTTCTTTTGTAACTTTAGGGACTCGCGGAAGAGTTTTTTCTTAGCTTGTTTTTTTCTAGCCATGACGTTTAATTCAAATAAGTACGAAGATATGAATAAAGACGGATTTCTCTTTGAAGTTCAGAAACTAGCTCTTGAACTAGAGGCTTTGATTGATAAATACGACGTTAGAGATGAGGTTGTAAACGTCATGATGACTGGTGTAATAGAAAAGGCAGAAGAAGGAACGACTCGGATGCGAGCAATTTACAGCTATAGTATAGACTCACAGGAAGAACTGGAGGATGTATTGGAATTTATTAACGACACCTGGATACAACAGGATCTTTTAGATGATGAAGACGATAACGAAGCCGATCTAGACGACTTGCTTGATGGCACGGGTATAGAATTAGAATAGAATGGACGGACTTATTAGAAAGATCGTAATTGGGAAGGACCCAAAGAATGCGATGGCCTACTACGTAGGAATGAGAGCAGGTGGAGGCAATGTCTCTACCATCATACTAGATGATAGACATCTCTTTAAGTATGGTAAAAATAGATACCTTGTTTACATAGATATAGATGAATCTCAAGTTCTCTGGAAAGGAGTAGACGAGATGCCATGTATTGTGGAATACGACCTAAACTTCTGATGAAGTCTATGAAAGGGTTTATTGTTAAACTCCCGAAAAAAACAAAGGACTCTGTCACTCTTGCGGGTGGTGTAGAGATATTCATGGATACTAAGTACGACGAGTTCCGCCATAGAGTTATGGATGGGGAAGTTGTAGCTCTACCAGCAAAGCATGATACAGACATAAAGGTCGGCGACACCATATACTTCCACCACCACGTTGTAGTACAGGGAGGTACTCCATTGCCTGGATATGAGGGCTGTTACACCGTAATGTTTCATCCGACTAGCGCTATGGATTCCCAAGCTTTTGCTCATAAATGCGCAGAGACAGGAGTGGTAAAGAGTCTGTCCTCTTGGTGTTTGCTTGAATTTGTAGAAGAGAATCATATAGATGATTTAGAGTCAGATACTATAAAGCTAGTGGAGCTCACAAAGAAGGGCCCGACTAAAGGTCGTATAGCTTTTGCTTCAATAGAGTGCGAAGCTATGGGCGTTGGCCCAGGAGATATCGTTGGAATAGACAAAAATAGAGATTATAGGGTTGTAGTTGATGGAAAGGACTACTACCGTACACGCTCAGATGATTTCATGTATGTCGAGAACTAAATTCACTACAGTATCAGCGGCTAAGAGGCTCATGGCCAGTATGGAGGTTGCTATTGACAACATGATAGAAGAGATAAAGAAGCCTGTTGACCCAGACATTAATGGGTCGGCACGAAAGGCAGAACTCCAATCCATAAAGCAAACGGCGACAGATTGTAAGGAGCTTCTTGTAGAGAGGCAGAGGCTTGAACAAATGATTAAAACCCTCCATGAAAACGGAGAGATAGCAGAAGTAAAGGACTATTCAGGAGGTTTCGCTGAAAGATTCTCTAAATGAACTGTACGGTTGTCACGTATAAAGAGTGTAAAGACTGCAAAGAAGTCCTTCCAGAATCTGAGTTTAGAGTGCTGAGAAGAAAGAATCTGCCAGAATGGGCCCATTTAGAGTGCCGCACATGCGAAAACATTGCCCGATGTGCCGACAAAAAAAGAAAGAAAAAGCAGCTAGTGGCTTTATTAGGGGGTTGTTGCGAGGTGTGTGGGTACAATAAATGCATTGAGGCTCTAGATTTCCACCATAAAGACCCCTCTACAAAAAAGTTTGGGATAGCCAGGAAGCTTGCTCAATCATGGAAGTTGCTGTTACCAGAAGCTAAGAAATGCGCTGTGTTATGTTCTAATTGCCATAGAGAGTTTCATGCAGGGGTAATAGAGCTTTAATTCCTTATCTTTGCAATATGGCAGGAAAGACAGCAACATATTATCATACTCACCCAAAGTCATACGCTAAAAAGAAAAAGAAAGATGCAGCAGACGGAAAATCTAACGTTAGAACTACTAAAAGAGTTGAAGCTAACCAAAAGCGCCGCGAAGCAAAACGTAACGGACAAAATGTTAAAGGAAAGGATTATGATCATGCTACTGACAGCTTTGTCGATAGTTCGGTAAACAGAGGAAGGAAGGGTGAAGGTGGGAGAAAGAAGAAGTTTACGACAGTCAAAAAAGCCGTAAAGAGACTAAAGAATACAATTAAGCTCCTTAAAGGAGGGGGGCGATGAAATATAATATAACATGGCTGAATACAAATGTAAATGCAACGACGAAATAGTCACAACAGGCGAAATCACAATAAGATACGTAGAGGGAAAAGGTGTTATACACGATATTCAGTGCGAAAGCTGTGGAGAATACTTAGACCTTGCAAACCCTAAGTCTGGTGTCCCAAAGCTAGGAAGAATGAATAGCAGTGGAAGCAGTTATTAATGTCCGTTTTACTAGACACGAAAGAGTATGAGGAACCCGCTGTTAAGATTTGTCCCAACGGTAGTGAAGGTGAGCTACTCGAACTGGGTGGCTTGGTCATTTGTCTTCCAAAAAGGCCGCCGAAGAAAGAAATTTTCGGATATAAAGACCCAGACGCTATGCAAGTGTGGAGAAGGGTATCTATGCCGAAGGAACTGTCTCGTATTCGTTCTATGGATGAGTGGGGGGAGATGCCAAGGGAGTTTAGAGAGAAGTTTCGCCCATATATCGAGGAGGAATTTAGGCGTAGGCGTGAGGGCTTTTGGTTTTATAATTGCGGTGAAGCTACATATATTACGGGGAGGCATTACATGATGCTACAATGGGGGAAGATGGATATAGGCCATCCCTCCTACCTAGAGTTTCAAAGAGAAATTTTAATACATATGATGGCTTGTGAGCGCGACCCTCGATCTCTAGGTCAGCTATATACGAAGTGTCGTCGTAGTGGGTATACAAACATATGTTCCTCAGTATTAGTAGACGAGGCTACTCAAGTGAAAGACAAGCTGTTAGGCATCCAGTCTAAAACTGGTAAGGATGCCCAGGAGAATATCTTTATGAAGAAGGTAGTCTTTATGTTCCGTAGCTATCCATTCTTCTTTAAGCCTATTCAAGACGGTACCACTAACCCGCGTATGGAGTTAGCCTTTAGAGAGCCTTCTAAACGTATTACAAAAAACAATAAAACCTCATTTAAAGGGGACGCACTTAATACAGTTATCAACTGGAAGAACACCACAAATAATGCGTATGACGGGGAGAAAGTCCACATACTATATCTAGATGAGGCGGGGAAATGGGAGAGACCATCAGACATTAGAGATGCCTGGAGGGTACAAAGAACCTGTCTTATTGTTGGTAAAAAAGTAGTAGGTAAAGCCATGGTAGGAAGTACCGTAAACCCTATGGGGAAAGGGGGTAAAGAATACAAGGTTTTATGGAGGGATTCCGATCCTTTGGAGAGAAATGCTAACGGTAGGACTAGAACGGGGCTGTATAGGTTGTTTATACCTGCACATGAGTCTTTAGAGGGTTTCTTTGATATACATGGTAGACCAGTTACGGAAAACCCTGAAACACCAATCATCGGGCTGGACGGCGAACAGATTGTTATAGGGTCGAAAACCTACCTAAAGAATGAAAGGGCCGCTCTAAAGCATGATGCATCTGAACTGAACGAGATAACAAGACAGTTCCCTTTCACTACGGACGAGGCCTTTAGAGACAGTATTGATGGCAGCTTGTTTAACGTAGGTAAGATATATGAGCAGATCCAATACAACGACGAACTCTTCCCAAGCCCTATAGTAAGGGGTAACTTCAACTGGAAAGACGGAGACAAAGACACAGAAGTGGTGTTTTCTCCAGACATTAATGGGCGCTTTAAAGTCGCTTGGCTGGCCCCAGAAGCTCTCCGCAACCAAACAAAACTAGACCGAGGGAAACGCGTTGCACCTAATGCTGAGTTTGGCTGTGGCGGAGTAGACTCTTATGACTTAGACGCAACAGTGGATGGAAGAGGCTCTAAAGGCGCTCTTCACATGTACAATAAGTTTAACATGGAGCACCCATCTAACACGTTTATAGTGGAATACGCCTCTCGCCCACCCTTAGCTAAGATCTTTTATGAAGATGTATTAATGTGTGCTGTGTTTTATGGCTATCCTGTCTTAATTGAGAACAATAAGTACGGTATCGCAAGACACTTTGAATCAAGGGGTTACGATGGATACCTAATGGACAGGCCTAAACACTTATTAGCTGCTAATAGCTCTACGATTAAATCAAAAACCAAGGGTATCCCATCAAACTCACAGGACGTTATTCAGTCCCACGCTCATGCTATTGAGGCTTATATTCACGACCATGTCGGCTGTAATTATGAGTCTGGAGAAATGGGCGGGATGTATTTCAATGAAACCTTAGAAGACTGGATAGGCTATGATATAACCAACAGAACTCGCTTTGACCTTACTATAAGTTCGGGATTAGCACTTCTAGCAGCTCAAAAAACTAAAATCAAAAAGAAAGAGCGAGCCGACTATTCTGACAAACAATTCTTTAGGCGATTTAAGGTTTACTAGGTAAACTCCACGTTTCGTATATTTGCAAAAATGCGCACACTCCACATCCATGTACAGCAGTAACAACAACAAGAAAAGAACCCAGGGATTTCCAGATCCTTTAGCTCCCGCTAACGAAAAAGAAACGGAGGATTATGGCTTAGATTATGCTAAGTCTATTGAGTCTCAGTGGGGGGGCGCCGCAGATTCGGAATCTACCTATAAGAAAAGAATGAATACTTTTCATCGTAGTAGACAGTATGCAAATGGTACCCAAGACACTACGGTTTATAAAAAGCTATTAACTTCTTTAGATCCTAACGGAGGGTCAGGGTCTCTTTTAAACCTAGACTTTACTCCAGTACCCATCCTCCCAAAGTTTGTGCGTATTGTAGTAAACAATATACTTTCAAAAAACCCATATCCTAACGTAGAAGCTATAGACCCTTTGTCTTCTTCTATGAAAGACCTAGAGAAAAAGAAGCTTGAGGCTGCTATCATAGCTAAGCCAGAGCTTCAAAAGCTAAAGGACGAGACAGGCATGGTTGTTGGCCAAGACCCATCAGAGATACCAGAGACTTTAGAGGAAGCTGAGATATTTATGGGGACGAGCATCAAAACAGATGCGGAGATAGCGGCTCAGATAGGAGCTAACATGACTCTAGAGTGGAATGATTTTAATGAGGCTATTCTAAGGAGGTCAGTAGAAGACTTGGTTAACTGCGGAATGGCTGTAGTTAAGCGCAGTAACGACCCCAACTACGGGATAAAGACGGATTATGTAGATCCAGCTAAGTTTATTCACAGTAAGACTGAGGATCCAGGGATGAATGACTTGGTGTATGCTGGGCACATAAAGAGCATAAGCATAGGAGAGCTTAAAAGGTTAGCAGGCGACCAGCTTGACGAAAAGCAATATGAAAAGATAGCTCAGAAAGTGTCTGGATCTAACGGAAATGACGCTTCACAACTTAATTATAGTTATTACGATAACGCAAAAAACTCTACTTCATACGGGTATGACGCCTATATGGTTGATGTTTTAGACTTTGAGTTTCTTTCTGTCGACTGTCATCACTTTGAGGAAAAGGAAAGCCAATACGGTAACACAGGGTTTTATTACAAAGGAACCAATTACAAAGAAAAGCACGGATCTATATACGATCGCACGGCTCATAAGATGAACATAGTCACTGTTTATGGCGGGAGCTATGTACTAGGGTGTGAGTACTTGTTTGATTACGGGAAAAAGAAGAATATACCAAAGAATGTCCATGACATTTCTAGGGCTAGAATGTCTTACTCTTGCATTGCAGTAAACATGCAATCAATGATGCCTAAGTCTCTGGTAGACAGTTGTGTAGGCTTCGCAGATATGCTTCAGATAACCCATCTTAAGATTCAACAGTCTATAGCTAAGGCTAAACCAGACGGGCTTATCATTGATATTGACGGGTTAGAAAATGTACAGCTAGGTAAAGGAGGGGAGTTAGAGCCGTTAGACCTGCATGACATTTATGAGCAGACGGGTGTTTTCTATTACAGAGGCAAAAACCCAGAAGGTGGACACCAAAACCCACCAATAAGAGAGATAGGGAACAGCATCCGTAATATAAATGAGCTCATTGGGCTTTATAATCACTACTTGCGATTAATTCGTGACGCAACGGGTATCAACGAAGTGATGGATGCAACGACGCCTAAGGGTGAGCATCTAGTGGGGGTGAGGGAGCAAGCTATGCAAGCTTCAAACAACGCTATATACAACATAACTAATGCTTCTATGGTCCTTTACAGAAAGGTAGTAGAAGATGTAGTAAAGTGTCTACAGATTATACCACCTGAATCTGTCCTCTACCGCGTATATGCTAATGCTATTGGCGAAGAGAACATGAAGGTTTTATCTTCTTTCCAGGATCTATCAATGTATAACTTTGGAGTAAAAGTTGTAAAGGAGATGGAAGACCAAGAAAAGATGGCTTTAGAACAAATGTTACAAATCTCTCTAGGTCAGAAAGAAATAGACTTAGAAGATATTATTGCTATAAGGGACCTTAAGGATGTAAATCAAGCTGAAAGACTCCTGATTATACGACGAAAGAAGCGTAAGGCAGCTATGCAGCAAGAGGCTATGCAGATGCAACAACAGCAACAGCAAGCTGCTATGCAGGCTCAGCAGGCACAACAGCAAGGGCAGGCTCAGATCCTTCAAATGCAATCTCAAATGGAGCTGCAAAAAATCCAAGCTAAAGCTCAATCGGAAGTGCAGGTTGCACAAGCTTTACATGAGTTTAGGAAAGAAATAGAAATGATAAAGGCTCAGGCCACCCTAGGCTTTAAAACTGACGACGCTGAGTTTAAAGAAAAACTAGAGGTTCTTAAAGAGGATCGAAAGGATGACCGCGTTAAGAAACAAGCAGTTGAACAATCGAAGCTTCTCTCACAACGAAAAGATAAACGGGGCGAACTAGAGGCTCCCCCAGAAAACGGCCTTGACTCAACAATATCTCAAATACTAAGCTCATAATGGCAACACAACTTAACCTTGATATTTCCGAGGAACTCAATATAACGACGAAGCGAGGGGACAGCCTCTCCTTTACTGTTACTGTAAAAGACTCCAATGATGATGCTGTGGACTTAACTGGATATAATTTTGCCATGGATGTAAGATTTAGTAACGAAAAAATTGACTCTAATGTGGTTCTATCTACTTCCCCTCCTGCCGCTATAGCCTCTTCAACCATTGTTTTAGTGGGTTACGCCGACGGGACTTTATCGCTAGATGCAACTAGACAGGCTATGGAGACTGTCGCTGCTGGTGGATACGTGTATGACATTCAAGCCACAAATAACTCTACATTAGACTCAAAGACTTGGTTCTTTGGTAGTTTTGACATCAATGATGATGTTTCTGTATGGCAGTAGAATTCAAAATACCAGCCACCGTCATTCCTTCGCTAGCCGTGAAAGAAGACATAAATGTAATCGCAACACTAACGGCCAATAGCATTGCTATAGACTCTGTAGGAGCCACATTATCGTTAACCACTCTTTTACCAACGGCTACTATTGCTTTTCAGGCTGATGGACAAAACTTTACTCACGGACTCAACGTAACAGCTTGGACTAATAATGGTACAGGAGGCACAACATATGATGCCTCTACAGGAGGTGTAGCAGCAAACGAACCTGTATACGATGGGATAGCCGCTGACAATCCTTTTAAAGCCCCATTAGGAGCATTGTATTTTGCAGACAGTTCGCTTTCAGCTTGGGATTATTTAAACTTAGCTAATAAGTTTTCAACTACAGGAGCTTTTGTTATGTATGCTGTCTTTGGTTATGAAACAGGGTTTGCCTCAGCATTTAGCCCAACATTAATCTCAACTAAATCGGCCAATAGCATTGGCCACAGTGTTAACGTTCTAAGTAAAGTCACTCGCACATCCACCACTGTCTCAATTCGCGACGAAAACTATACAGCTTTATATTCCTCCCTTCAAAAATGGATGATAGCCACGACAGAGGCCGAGCCTACAGCCGCAGCAACTCCATATGTTTTAGTTATTAGAAGGGACGCCTCTGGCAATATGTTCTGCTATGACGCTTCATCTAGAAGCATTGTATCCTCTGAACAAATTCATGAAGTAGGATTTAAGCTGTCGTTTGATGCTATTGGTATGGCTCAGCCTTCCCTCCCAGGTGCCGCAGAAGGGAAAGGAGCTTATATTGCTGCGCTTGGAGTGTTTAACTCTGACATTGGTTCACAAAAGTCTCAAGGGTTAGCTAGACTCCTGGGTAAGAAATACATAGGGTGATGGACTTAACCCAAAAGGTTAACTAATTAGTCCTTATATTTGCAAAAACAACAACCTAACAATAAACTACAATGGCAACTACTACTGCTACTTTAACATTATCTAGTTCAGACCTTACAGGCGACTCTTTGGCTCTGTCTACTACAGCAACCCTTACGAAAGCTGGAGTATTAACAGGCTTAGACCAGACTACTGGTGTGGCTAGAAAGTTCTACGCTTCCGCAACGACAAACGGCACCCTCTTAGCTGCGGCTGGCTATACAGCTGATAAAGCTCATAAGATTTACATTAAGAACACTTCTAGCACGGCGGCTGAATTTATAAAGATTACCATTGGCTCAAGTAACGTGGCTTTAGGTCGCATATATGCTGGAGACTGGGCTTTACTTCCTTGGGACGGGGCGAATGACATTGACATAGATACATCTGCAACCAACATGACTATAGAGTACATGGTAGTATTTGAAGCATAATGGGCACTCTAAGAGCCACCTTAAAGCTTACTTCGTCTGACGTATTTACTACGGCTGTAGATTTATCTACCGCGGTAACAGTATTAGCTGATGGAGGCAACATCTCTAGAGGAAAAACTTCTCAAGTGGGTGTACATGCAAACGCTCTTGTTATATACAAGGCTAATAAAAAATTAGTAAACGCTTATGTTTACATAAAAAACCTTGCTTCTGATAAAGAAGACTATGTCTACTTATACAACGATACAGCTAATGACGTCGTCCTCAAGTTAGGTGGGGGTGAGTTTGCTTTCTTACCAGTTAAGGAAGACCAAACGTTTAAAGCTTACGGGACTAAAATAGACCAAATCGTAGAATACGCAACATTCGGACTTGACAGTTCGGCAGTTAATTTAGCATAACCATGGGACTATCCAATACAAGTAATAATAACGCTGCAGCCTCTGGCGAATACGGAAGTGTTTTCAGTAACTCTACTGATGCGGTTGTCGCCCCAGCAGGGAAGTATTTCTTCTCTATTACCTTTCTAGAAGCAACTACGTTTGATTCGTCTGGTGGCTTAATTGCCACAAATTCTGCAAAGTACATGAACACAGAAGCAGCGGCTTCAGCAGGAGGGAGTGGCGGCATCCAAGTGGTAGTAGGCGACTCCTTTCCAGCAGGTATGACAATCTTCGGTCAATGGACTGAGTTTGACCTAGCTTCAGGATCTGTTGTTGCACACCTTGGATCATAAAAGACATTAACTACATAATTTAATTAAAATGGAAAACGAAGAATCGTTTGATAAAGTAGAGTTTGTTGATTCACCAGAACAGTTACAAGAGTCATTTGCAGCTGAAACTAGCGAAGCTCAACCAGAAACTCAACCAGAAACTCAAGTAGACTCTCAACCAGAGGTTCAATCAGAACCAATGATAGGGCAACAGACTCAAGGGAACGCTCCTGAGTCTTTTAATAATGAAACACAAGGGACTGAGCCTCAAAGCTCAGAACCTCAATATAGCGATGATGAAATCGAAACTTCTGTCCTTAACTTTCTAAGCGAAAAGCTTGGAAGAGAGATAGGTAGCCTAGATGAATTTAACGCACCGCAAGAAGAAGCTCGTCAGCTAGACGAGCGTGTTAAGGCAATATCCGACTTTGTTGAAAATACAGGTCGTCCGCCAAGGGATTGGTTTGCATACCAGTCGTTGAATACATCTGAAATGGATGACGCAACGGCAGTGCGAGTTTCGCTCGCTTCTGAGTATCCAAACTTAGCTCCCGACGAAATTAACATGCTCGTTGCAGATAAGTACAAGCTTGATTCCGACCTCTATTCAGAGTCCGAGATGAAGCTGTCTCACTTGCAACTTAAAATCGACGCCTCTAAAGCAAAGGAGAATATTGAAGGCATCCGCCAACAGTATAATGCTCCCGAAGTTGAGGCCGCTCGTTCAAAATCAATTGTCAATGACAAATGGCTTTCTGATATGTCTAAAGAGGTTGACAGCCTTACAGGTTTGGATTTCGATCTAGGAAACGGAAAATCGTTTCAGTTCGGACTCAATGACCAGTATAAAGGTCAGCTAAAGGACCAGAATTCCCGTCTAGATAATTATTTCGATTCGTTTGTCCGAGAGGACGGGAGTTGGGATTACGATGCTTTGAATTCGCAAAGAGCCATTATGGACAACATCGATGATATTGTTTCAGCCGCCTACAAACAGGGCAGAGGAGACGGTCAGAGAGGTTTAGTTGATAAGGCCGCGAATGTAAGCATGGATACCGCTCAACGTTCTAACGTACAAAATGTTAACAGTGTTGCTGAGCAATTAAAACAAATCATAGGCTCTGGCAGCACTACTACTTTTAAAATCTAAAATAAGAAATAATGGCTATAACCACACCATTAGGTAATGTTGCAGATCAAGCCGTCTCAAGAGGAGGCTTTGCTACATCACCTGAAAAATATACAACTGTTGAGGAGTTACTTACAGGTAACGCCCCCGACGTAAAAGACCAGTTAGCTAAGATCTATGGAGATCAAGGTATTACTGGATTCTTAAAAATGACTGGCGCAGTACGCGCTGGTGGATCTGCTGACTTCGTAGAATGGTACGAGGAAGGCCGCCGTCACACTAAAATTGTGACAGGTGCAACAACAATATCGTCTGCTGATCTTTCGGGAATAAAGGCACTACACTGTGTAGCTGTTTCTGTTGACGGGGTTGCAAATGTAGCTCCTGAGACATATCTAAATGTTGGAGATGTTTTACTAAGTCACGCAACAGGTCTTGTTTACGTTCTAACTATACTTAATGTTGCTACTGATGGATCTACTGCTGATGCTGATGGGTTTATATTATCGCGCATGGACGGAACGGACGCTTCTTCAGGAATGGAGGGTGAAACTGCGTCTTGGGCTTTAATTGGTAACACTCACGCACAGGGATCAACAACAAGCTTAAGTGCTTACAAACAGCATGGCTTAAATCGCCTTCGTAATTCTTACAACATCGTTAAAGACCTTTACCAAGTAAGTGGTTCACAAGCGACTAATATTGGATATGTAAACGTTGGAAACGGCGATTACCGTTGGTACATCAAAGGGGAGCAGGAAACTCGCAACCGCTTTGTAGATAAGCGTGAGATGATGATGCTCTTTTCTGAAAAAGGAAATCAAAACGATCAGGCAGGAACGACTATTTCAGGACTTCCTGGAGATATTGCTGGATCAGAAGGTTACTTTGCGGCTGTTGCAGCTCGTGGAATAACGGCTACTTCAGACGGTTCTTCTAGAATTTTTGATTCTATGGCTGACATTGATAATGTTTTGTTAGAACTTGATAAAGAGGGAGCACCTGCTGAGTACGCTATGTACATTGATCGCAGAACTTCTCTTGATATCGATGATATGCTAGCTAACGGTATTGCTACACAGAATACTGCAGGTTTGGCTGGTCAGTTCGGCGCGTTTAACAACGATGCTGACATGGCAGTGAAGCTAGGCTTTAAATCATTCACTCGTGGAGGTTACACTTTCCACAAGCACGATTGGAAGCTTCTAAATGACCCTACACTTGTTGGGGGCATGACAGCAGCAGAATATCGCGGAGCAATGATTCCTTTGGCTTCTTATGTAGATCCTAAATCTGGCAATAAAGCGCCATCTTTAGAGATGATCTATAAAGAGTCTAACGGGTATTCTCGTGAGTTAGAGCACTGGGTAACTGGTGGTGCTGTGATTGGTAACAAAACTGACGATAGCGATATCGCAAAGTTCCACTACCGTTCAGAGTGTCAATTAGTGACTCGCGCTGCTAACCAGCACGTAATCCTTCGCGGAGCCTGATATATTAACTAAGTAAGAAAGGGGGGCTAGGTTCAAGCCTTCAGTCCCCCTTTTTAACTTTAAAAAAAAAACAATCATGATTTTTCCTTTATATCAAGACGCTGCTAAAGCAGCTTTATCAGGTGCAGGAGCTATTACAGTTTCTGAATACTACACTGCGTGGACTACCACAGATGCACAAATTGGAACACTAGCTGATGGCTCTAAAGTAGGCCAAATGAAGAAAGTTACACTTATCGTTGACGGGGGTGTTGGGACATTAACTCCTAGCAACTTTGCAGACGGTGCAACTATTGCATTTGCTGATGCTGGTGACTTTGTAATCCTTATGTGGACTGCTGGTGGCTGGAGAGCAATTGAACTAGGTAACGATGTTGACGGGGCAACTGCTCCAGAAATAGCATAACGCTAGATTTCTATACTATTTGAGAAAGGCTCCATTAAGGGGTCTTTTTCTTTTTCGTATATTTGTGGATCATGAGAAATTTCCTTTTTATAAAGACTGCTACCGATATGGTAACCTTGCCGACAGACTCTTTGTCACACACAGAGTACACAAGCGCCACAACGGTAACTTTATACTTCTCTAACTCTAAAGATGGAAAGGACGCTACAGTCTCTGTAGTACTTACCGTTACCTCTGGTAAAGCTTCCTCTGTTGTTGAAGCTATGATGCAACAAGTTGCTTCGGGATCTTCAGCCTCACTTAAATATGACGCTGTGAACGGAACATACTTTACACCTAATGTTACGGGTATAACGAGTATTACAACTTCTTTAGCGGGGGCAGGGCTAGCAGCAACGGCAACAGCCTTAGCAACAGCAAGAGCGATTAACGGGGTTAATTTTGATGGTACGGCGGACATAACGGTTACAGCGGCCGCAGGCACATTAAGTGGGAACACTTTAAAGGCTACGGTAACAGCCTCTTCTTTAACTTCTGTGGGGACTCTCTCAGCTTTAACAATGGGAGGTACTGTTGATATGGCTGGCGAAACCCTTAACGTCAATGGTGGTGACGTAACAGGAGCCGCAACCACTACCTCTCTGGAATACAAAGGATCTGCTGACTTAGACCTAAGCATTAAGTCTGACGGGAACATGACTTTCATTATAGATAACGACTCTGACGAAACAGGCCAGTCGTTCAGCTTTAAAAACAATGCTACTACGGAGATAGCTAATCTTGACGAGTCTGGGAACTTACAGCTTGACGGTGTTTTGACTGCCAAGACATTTGAAACTCTTACAGCAAACTTTTTTGATGATCTAGGAACCATAAAGCATTACCTACCTATAAGTACTCAGTCTTCAAGCGAACAAACTACCGACGGAAACACTATTACTGACTACTTGGCCCCATGTAACCTTAAGGTAAATAGTGTTTTAATTAAACTCCCCTACACCACTACAGGATCAGGCAATGTAACCGTGGGGGTTGAGTCATCAGACATAGGCGCATCACCATTAACTAAGTCAATAATAGAAACTGAAGTTGTGTCAAGCGTGGCCGCCACCAACGATGATGATGTTCTTTATTTTTCTTTTGACAGCGCAGCAATTACCGTAGGCCAAAATCTATCCATAACAATTCAGAGTGACGGAGACTTAAGCGGATCTCAAAACTGGTTTGCTACAATTATCCTAGAAATGGACTGGAACACTCGCTACACAGGCTCAAGCGCAATTAAAACTTCTTAACTATATTTGCAACGACTTTTAATTTAATATTTAATTATAATGGAGAATAAACAAACAAAACGCACCAAAGGCTTATCTAAGCCAGGTGAAACATCAGAAGCGGCGACAGACTCAATTCCTACAATGGAGGCGCCAGTAATGGAGGCTCCTAAGCCTCAAGCCCCAAAATCTAAAAAGCGTCCTGCTATTAAGCAAGACATAAGAGAATCAAAAGCTTGTGTTTACGAATCAATAAAGAATAAAGGGCCCGCTTATATGCTTATGAGCAGAGGCATCCGTATTCATGACAAAGAAACAGACAAGGTTAGATTTGCTAATTATTCACCGTCTGAACCTACCATTTGGAAAGATGAGCAGTTAGAAAACAGCGCGTCTGCTCCTGTTATATTTAGAAATGGATACCTAACTGTCCCTGCCAACGACCCAGCCTTGCGATTTTTCATGGAAATTCATCCAGGAAATGTTGTTAACGGAGGGAAGTCCTTTAAAATTGTAGACAAAAAGAATGATGCGGAGGTAGAGATTAAGAAGGAGTTTGCAGTACATGATGCTGTCTCTATACTTAAAAACGCAGAGATGAACGATCTTTTATCGGTTGCTCTTTACTTTAAAGTGAACATAGACAAGAAGTCAAGTGAAATAAAGTTTGACCTACTTAAAATAGCTAAAAAGAAGCCAACGGAGTTTATCAACGCTTTTGATGACCCTATGGTAAAGACTAAGGCTACAATACGTCAAGCCTTTGATTATCAGATGTTAAAATCAAACGCAACGTCAGTTAGGTGGTTTGACTCTAACTCTTTGATTGTCTCCGTGCCTCACGGTCAGGAGCCAGAAGATATCCTAACGCGTTTCTGCCTAACAGAGAAGGGAGCATCGATTTTATCTGAAATAGAACAACAGCTCGAAAGGCTAGCTTAACAAGCGATAACACATAAACAGAGAGGCCAGCAGCAATGCTGGCCTTTTTCGTATATTTGTAACAAATAAAACCGAAATGGTAAGCGTACAATCAGTATACGAAACAGTTAAGAATCTAGCCAACAAAGATCAAAAAGGCTTTGTCTCGCCAGAGGTGTTCAACTCCTTTGCTAAATTAGCACAGCTTAACATCTACAGCGAAATGTTTGAAGACATTGTTGTGGGAAGGAAACTAAGGCGCCAAAACGTCGACGGCCCTTCTATTAACTCTATGGTAGACCGCTCTAAAACAGACCTGTCCCCATTGGCTACCACAACGCTCCTTCAAAAGAATTCATCCACTGGCGTATTTAACAAGCCTTTAGATTTTTCTGTTATAATCTCTTGTAATATTCCTGGCCTCAGAGGCTCGGTAAAAACAATCATACACTTAATAAGAGAAGAAGAGAAGCTTAACCACTTATTAGCGAGTACTTTATCAGCTCCAACTAAAACAAATCCTGTAGCCCTTATCTCCGACGACATAGAGGTATTCCCTACATCCCTCTCTAGAATCGATTTAACGTACTATAGAGTACCTAAAACACCTTTATACAACATTAGTGTCCTTTCTGTTGATGGAGCGCATCTAGAGGTCTTTAATGAAGACAACAGTCAAGACTTTGAGCTACCTGTACATTACGAGCCTGAATTAGTTGCCGAGGTGGTTAAAATGCTAGGTATTGAAATTAACGATAAGGATCTGTACACGTACGGACAAACTGAAGAAACACAAGCATAATGGCAAGAAATACAGTAGCACTAGATCAAGTCGTTGGAGACTTCATGTTAATACAAGAAGGGGACGACTATACAACTCATTCTTCCGAGATGGTTGTCCGAAATATAGCTTTGCGAGGGATTAGAGAAATGGGCTTTGATGTGTCTAAAAAGATTCGTTCATTGAAACTAACCATAAACAAAGACAACAACACGGTTGAGCTGCCAGACGATTTTGTTGACTTAACTAAGGTTGGCATTGTGGGGGCTGACGGAAAGGTTTACGTTTTCCCTTCAAACAAACACATTAACTACTCACAGACTTACGCTAACTCAGCTGGGACAGCGGTGAATACGGCAGTCGACGCAGCAGACAGTGATAGTGATGGAGTATTTAACCGTATTGATGCTAAGGGAGCTACAGGCGGAGGCGGGGACAGCTTAAGCGAGACCTTTGATTCATACATCTTCAGTAATTTTGTGCAGGGCAGCACCAATGGTCGTTTATACGGCTTAGGCGGCGGGGGAAGCTTAGGGGCATATAGGCTTAACCTAGACCAGAACAGACTCGAAATAGAGGCAGGAAGCGGTTACTCAGAGGTTGTTATAGAGTACGTAGCTGATGAGGCTCGTTCTGCTAATCCAGACATTCACGTATACATAGAAGAAGCCTTAAGATCCTACATGTATTACAAACTAATAGAGCGTAAATCTACCGTCCCTATGGCCGAAAAGTCTAGGGCTAGAGCTGAGTATTACAACGAAAGACGAAAAGCTAATTCTAGAATGAGCAACTTCACTAAGCAAGAGGCCCTCCATGTAATTAGCAAAAACTTCAGACAGTCTCCTAAGGTATGATTGATAAGCTGTCACCAAGGGCTCTAGAGACATCAAAGGATAATCGCCTAAAAGCGCCTTCGGCTTTGCTGGACGCACTTAATATTATCATTACTGGCGACGCGGATGGTGGTAGTGGTGCCATAAAGAACATAAGAGGGACAGACCCCGTAAGTATGTCTTCCGACAATGACTCCCATTTATCTAATATTACTCCAGTTCAAGGAGAAAACACTGTTATAGGTAGTGTTAGAGATGAAAGTTTAGGAGTGGTTTATTTTTTTGTACACAACAGCGATGATAACCATGGAGTTTATGCTTATAGCGAAAGGACTAACACTTACAGGCTCATTTTAATGAGTTCTACTCTAAACTTCCCAGCAAACGGCTTCGTAAAAGCTGATGTTATAAGAATAGACCGAAGAATAGATGAGCCGTTTACACCTTGGGACGAGACAGAGGAAGGGGAGGACGAAGAAGAAGTCTTTCTCCCTTGCTCTATTCCTGAGTGGATAAATGACTTAGGAATTCTAGATGCGGATTTAATTACCCAAAACCCACAGTTCCTCCCAGCTGGCCTCTCTCTAGAAACCGCTCTTTTTGTTTATCCTGGAATGGTATGTATTGTGCAAGGTGACACGAACTCCGACGATGCCGAAGACACAGGATTAGGATGATGCAAACTAAAGAAAAAACTATATAATGTCGTTTAAAGATACTCATATAACCCCTTTTATAGGAGTTGACGAAACAGTTGACACTATTCTTTTTTTTACGGACAATACAAACGAGCCTCGCCGAATAAATATCCGACGATGCATAGAGGATGATGAAGCTTTATCAGGCAATGCTTTAAGCTACATTGGCGAAGACTTAGAAGATTTTATTACGGCTTGTCCAAAGGCGCCTATAAAACCTATTAGCTTTAAGTTTTCATTGATCTTTGATTTAGGCTCAACAGAGAGTAAATTTGCAGAGACGGACGGTATTATTTTTGCGTATCAAAATGTTTATGAGGACGGCTGGTTGTCGCCTCTGTCGCCTTTCTCAAAGGTTGCCTACCCCCCAAGACTTAAAACTCTCGGCGTGGATGCTGGCTCAACCCTTATTGAAAAAGAATGTGTTCTATCTATCCCTTCTCAGTCGCAAGAAATCAAAGAAGTTCGTATTCTCTTTAAGGAGGGAGACTTTGGCTACTGGAAAATCGTTGATGTAATCAACGCAAAAGAGGACGTTGAACAAACTTCTTTTGAGTACATAGGAGATGATGATCTTATAGGGAAGTATACTTTTGACAATAATAGAGTCTACCCTCTCTTACCGTTAGATGAATCTGTTAAATATTATGATGCTTTGCCTAGAAAGGCGAAAGCTCAGGCTGTGTCTGGCGGCAGGTTAATGTATGGTAATTATGTGGAAGGTTTTAATCCAATAAAAACTAAATCAAGCGGGCAGGTAGAGTATATTCCTAGACCAACCGACTTGACCTCCATAAGGCTAGGTATTGAGCCTACGATTTTTGAAAACGAAGATACCGATGGTTATACAGGAGCTGACAAAGGAACAGCGGCTGGGTTTATTATAGACGTTGAGGGGCTCCCTGATGTTATTCCAGCAGGAGCGTATGAGTTTCAATTAAGTTTCCGTACGAAAAATAACCTTCACCTATATAACACTGACGTAAATGGATTCAGAGGATCTAGAAACATAACAAACGACGGCGTCACAGATTTTAGTGCAGAACTGTCTCCTATAACAGCAACCACAAATTTAGATCTCTACTTACCTTCAGGCTCTGAAACTTCAGCTACCCCGTTATTCACAAATAATACAGGTGTAGCAGAAATAACGTGGAAGACAGGAGCTTCGAATCCTCTGTCAACCCATATAGGCACAGCTCCTTCCTCTCCTCTTATTCTTAATGTAGATGAAATAAGCTTCTCTCTCAAGCTCTCCTTTTCTTCAGACATCACTAAGAATATATTACTGCAGGCTATTACGGCGACTCTTACAGGCCCCTCTAATAACTCTATGCTGAGCAGTATAATGTCAGGCTTAGGCGTGGAGATTTTAGATTTACCTTACTTCGAGTGGGAGACTAACGGCGGATTTGTCGCAGACTCTAAACCATATGGAGCTGTCATAGAGAAAAATATTGATCTAAACCTCCAGTCTGGCGGGGTTTTTTCTCAGGAATCATCTTTTGCTGAGCTTGTGTGCGCTGTTAAAAAGGACAGTGAGGAGTGCGCTGGATTCTTTATTCTTAATAAAGCAAAGGTTAGAATTGGATTTGAGGTGGACGCTAGTTCTTCTTCAGGATTTAAAAAGGGGTTTAGATTGAAGGTTATAGGGGTTGACGCGGAGGATGTCATGACCTGCTTGCCAGTCCCTGCTATGGGTAGAGGGTCTAAAGGAAGTTATTTTTTATCCGCGACCGCTGACGAAAACACTACTGCTTACGGGCCAGAAGATGAATATGCCGACACAACTGAAACCCCATTTCTTTTAGAGCCATCAAAAACTTACACACGCTGGCCCTGGATTCGATCCGACCTTCGAGGAGGTCTTGCTAATGGTGATTGGAATGGTTCACAAACTCCGTACAGAATTGGTGAATGGCATGTTTTTTCTAAGGCAGATCTCTCAGGAGTCGATTCGGGCGTAGAGAACACATATAAAGCTAAAATAAACAACATACAAGGGACTAACTTTACGGTTAACCCCGACCTCGTACTCAACTATGATGACACTTTACGCACGTGGGTGACAAATCTAAACCATTTATTGAAGGTTACTGCCCCTGGTAGTACAGGATATAGTTACCGCTGGGACGGATATGTAGATTCATTTACCTGGAACGCGATAGGACTGGACCCGTCATCCAACTCTGAATTTGATGGGAATGGCAATGCTATGCCAAAACAAATGTTTTCGGTGGTGGACGGTGAAGCAGGCCCTGGTGGAAGAATGAGCAGTGAACACCCTTATTCGGATACCTCCATAGGTGCGGACGGGACTACAGAAAGCCTGACGGTGTCTTCAATCGTTTCGGGTGATATATCAGCAACAGAGTCCAGCCCCGCCTCTGGAGGAAACTGGATCTTTGACACAGGGTTTTTAAATGCTTCAGGTGTGGTCCCAGCACATAATAGGAAAGGATCTGTATGGAGCACGACCCTCATAGGAATTGTTGATAATCTCCCTTTTTTAACGGCTAATAAAATCTACAAGGGCGTTTCGGAAGAAGAGAATATAGGGAGTGTAGACCCCATAAAGAGAGATTCTTTTAACAGTTCTCCAATGGAGGCGGCAAATATATCCTCTACCGTATCTACTGGTAATGATGAGATATCTTCATTTAAGACTCGCGCAACGCATGATTTTGGAATTGTTTATTATGACTCTAGAGGAAGGTCAGGCGCTGTCAATAAACTCGATAGCGTATATGTTCCAGGATATTCATCTGAAGAAAGAGGTAACCACCCTAAAGGTGCTACAAATATAAGAATGAATTTGCAGTTCATTCCCCCTTCGTGGGCTCACAGGTATAAAATTTACTACTCAAACAGAAATGAGGCGAAGAGGTTTATCCAATATTCTGCTGGCGGAGCCTTCGTTGAGAAGGGTGATGTCCCTAAGAAAGATAAAATATATGTTTCCTTAAACTATCTTCAAGGATACAGTGAGTCGTATGCAGGCTCTTATGGGGCTAGAAGTCAAGACACTGACGAGCCCAAACTTTATAGATATTCTGCAGGAGACAAGCTTAGAGTAATAAGCTATTACGACGACGACGACGCTAGAAAGTGGGCTAATGATGAGGCAGTGTTTGATGTTTTAGACACAAAATACTTATCTAATGATTTAGAGTCCCACCCATTGTTTTTTGCAAGCGACTCTGACCCCTACGAAAGATTAGTAAGAAACGGGGAGTTTGTAGTGCTTAGGGACAACTCAGACGCTAGTGGCTTTACTGCGCTTGACATTGATGAAAACCAAGACAAATGGAAAAATAGATGCGTTTTTGAAATAATTTCACCTCAGTTAGAAATTGACGACAAGGTACAGGGGTATTTTGAGACGGATCAAGGAGGCGAGATTAAAAGCAATTACGACGGGACTAAGTATCATGAATTTTCTTACCATATTATGACGGAAGGAGACGTCTTCTTCAGGGCGGTCCCCACCAACATGAGGGACTGGGACCCCGTAACAGCCACCTTTAAAGACATTTTCGTTGTTAATGACGAGAATGAAAACGTATCCTCTTCTAATTTTAAGAACTACTACCTTGAAACACAGGGCGTTACTGATCTCCATAAAACCAACTCAAAAGGTTATGGAAGACCAAACTTCATTGAGCCAAACCAAAGAGATGCTAGACTAAAAGCCTCAGTAAAGTTTTCTCAAATAACAGAACCTGACACCTTTAAAATAAAATACACTTCTTTCCCCGTGACAAAAGAGAACAGCTTCCACTTACCAGAAAAGCACAAGGAGCTCAACTACCTTGTTGGTTTTGATGAGAGCATCACTGCCATACAGGAAAATAAGGTTTCTTACATCCCTGTGGACAGAGCTTTGACTGCTACAGTGTCTGGAGACGAGTCTTTAAACATATCTCAAAAAGTATTAAATACGGCTAAGTTTGAATCTTCTTCTAATGGCTGCTCAAACGCGGAGTCTGTTGTTGAAGCTGAAGGAGCTGTTTACTTCGTGGATAAACGGAACAGAGCTGTTATTAAACTTGGAAGCAAAGGAGCCGTAAACATTTCTAACGTAGGTATGGAGGAGTATTTTAAAAGACATATTACAAATCTTTTGAAATCATCTGAAAAAGAAGATTACTCTGACATAAGAATAGTCGGGGGTTTTGATCCCGCTGAAAATGAATTTATAGTCTCTTTTATTTCACCTTCTGACATTAACTCTGTTTCCTTAACGGGAGAGGCGCATCCGCAGAGGATAGAGCTTATATCTGATTATGCTAAAGACGAGTTTTCTTCGAACGAAGACACACCTATAAATACTATTGCTTGGGATCACTTAAGTGAGGTCTGGAAAACGAGGTATAGTTTTAATTCAACAAATTATGCGAGAGTAAACAACAAACTTATATCTTTTAAGCCAGGTCAAAATGGAGAGCTAGTGTGGCTTCACGGAGCTAACGAAAAGAGAAACTTCTTTCACGGGCATCAATACCAATCAGCAATAAAGGTTGTTTCTAATTTTGGAAAGTCTCTCGGCGCTTCAGAAACAAAGGCTTTTAGATCTATCTCCTTTGAGGGGAACTCTAAATGGCCCTCAATAATTAAGACTCAGAAAGATAAAGCAAGAGTGGCTAAGTTTGAAGAAAGAGAGGGAGAGTTTTATGCTAACCTTCCTAAGTCGGAGTCTGTCTCCTCTTCATCTAATATAAAGGCTATTGGAATTGTTAAGTCAATAGAGCTTTTACAAGATCCAAACTCGCCTTCTGCTATACATGCTATAATAACTTTTAAGTCGCCTGTAGGGAGGTATCCAATAAACCTAGGAGACCACGTTGATTGCTTTTTGTCGGAAGCCACTGAAGACTCAAACGTTATAGAGACGGGCTTACGCCCTGTAGAAATTATTGGAGACTATTCTATTAGATATATCCTTGGGTTTATGGACGGACTCGCCGCTGAGATTCCAGACGTGTGGGACACAAATGAAGACGGCCAGATTAATACTGAGGAATACCTAGCCCTTCTCGAAGGAGGCTTGAGTCCTGAGATTACTGCTGCCTTTGAAGGCAAGACAATGATTCATAAATCCAACTCTGCTATTTTTGGCGACACTCTTAGAGATAAGTTTGCCACTATAACAGCTATAAATGCTTCCGATGAGCCAGTGGAGCTTTTTGCCATAAACGTTAAAGCGACAGACTCAAAACTTAGCAATGGCTTATAATTTCGTAACTTTGCAAAAAACAGACTCATGATAGATTTTTTAATGAACCTCTGGGAAAGCTCAGGGACTACAAGTCAAGCCATTATTCCCCTGCTTACACAGGGCTTAAGCTTTGCAACAGACCTAAGATCAGGTAATCAAGCGAGAGAGAAAGAACTTGTAGGGCTTAATGCTCAGTTAGGTTTTGCAGGACAAGACTTATCGGAAGGGCAGGCAGCACTGAAAAATTTAGAACAAGGCAATCTTAGGTTCGCTCCAAAAGAGCAGAAGGTTTCAGGTAAGGCATATGAGGCATACGATATAGCTCAGTCAAGAGCCGTAGAAGATGCCTCTCAGCAAAGCCAAGATGCCTTTTTAGCAACTATGGCTGCGAATAACGGTGGCGGATCAGAAATGTTTAGTGCTTTCCAAGACCAGTCCCGTGCGGCGGCTCTTGCAGGACTAACAAACAGGCAGACTGCGGCAACGAACTTAGGAGCGATAGAAACATCAACTAACGCAGCAAACACACAGGCTTTTAATCTTCAATCAGACGTAGAGCAAAAGAGAGGATTACAACAAGAGCGAGCTGGTAAGGTAGGGACGATGCAGGCTAACGTTGGAATAGAGAACGTAGGGCTTGATAAAAAGCATGCCCTTGGAAATGCCTTGATGGACGCAAGCGTAGGTGTGCTAGGAATGGCTTCTGCTGGCGGAGTTAAGAACATGTTTAGTATGGATGATTTAAAATTAGGGGCAGGCGGACCTGGGCTAGGTTCTCCAACCCCTAAGGTTGATTATGGTAACCTTTCAACCCCTAAGATTGAGTATGGGAACCTTCTTGATAACTTGGGCAATAGAGGTGGTCTAGCTGGCCTCCACGATAACGCTGTAGCGCACAGAGGCTATGCTACGGGAGGCAAGGTAGAAGAATCTCTTTATAACTTGTCTGACTACGACACAGGTCCTAAGGATGCTGTCCCCGAAAACAAAGCTAAGACGGCTTTTGCTGCTATGCTTAAGCAACTCCAAAAAGAAAAAAGCATGGCTAATGGAGGGAAGCTTAGCTACGAAGATGGAGGCGAAGTAATGGAAACTCCTGGTGAATTTTCACACGAAGAGAACCCTATAGATATGATAGACGGAGACGGAGACAAGGTAGGAGAAGTTACTGGAGGGGAGCTAGTTTTCAATCCAGAACAGTCTAGTATTATAGAAGAGTTAGTATCTTTAGGCGACGAAGACTCACTTATGCAGTATCTTAAAGACCTAATGAACGAACCTCAGTTCCAAGACGCAATATAATGGCAACAGAATCATCAATTTACAACTTATCAGACTACGCCCTACCTTCTTCAGGTCTTGGTTATGAAGAAGAATTAGCTGCAGGAAAACTAAAAGCTCAGCAAATAAGAGATATGGGTAAGACCCTCTTAGCTGCCGATCAAGAGAAGAATCAACTAGCCGCAACAGAGATATACGGGACAGCCTTAGGTAGCATGTATGAAGGAGACAGATCCGCAATAGAGCAGATGAGATTATACATAGAGGATCAACAAAAGAGCGGCGGATACAGTAGCGACCCTGCGGCTTTTTCAAGGTCGGTGGCGCAGCTTAATGCAATGACTAAGAATTTTTCTGCTTTTTACACTCAGTCTTACGGGACTGGTGGAGCAGACGGCACAGGGAGCACATATTCAGACATCCTGTATAACCAAAAGTCAGGGAGCGACCCTTATGCGGACGCTGACATGCAAGCAGTTGGGGATGTTTTTGAGGGGGCACAAGGCACACTAAACTTTTTAAACTCTGGTGGATATTCGCCTGATAGCATATACATAGACGACCAAGGTATCATGATGGCTCGCTCAATCGATATGCAAGGCAACGTAGGGGAATATGTTCCTATTACTGACCTCCCACACAGACAGCTAGGCGCACAAGCTTTTATGCCTGAATTAGAAGAAAGATCAATGTCTTTACTTAATTTGGCCACAGAAAACAGAGATGGTATTATAGTATCTCAGCAAAGAACAAATTCAAACACTGGTTTAACATACACCTTTGATGAAGCTAACGAAGAGTGGTTTAATAATGAAATTGTTTCTAATCCAAGATTTTTAAGGGATATCCTAAGTCCCTATGGTATTGATGGTGAAGCTTCTGACGCGTTCTTTAACGGAAAAGCTACTCCAAACTCTGAGACTCATATCAAAAGCCTCTTATTTGGAGTCAGAGATGATAACGGAGGAATTCCCGTCGGGGAATCTGGGGGCATTTTAGAAGAGTGGGTTCAGACTGCTAATTTCGGGCTGACTGCCCCTCCAGAACCAGGAGACACAGGAAACAAAGGAAAGAGATCAGACGGAAAAGACTTAATTCTAGGTGGCCCTCAGGAGATAGACCTTGCAGCTCAAGGCTCCACGTCAGTGGATGTTGAAAGAGACGAGTATGGGATAATTGATGGTACGGGAGATAAGGATGTATGGGTAGGATACGGCGAGGTGCTAAGGAACGCAGAAGGGATTATTGTAACGCAAAACTCACTAGGTGAGTGGATTTACGAAACGGAAAACGGTATGGCAATCTCACAAACGCCAGGAGAATACACCAAGACTGGAGAAGCGGCACCTGGTGCTGCTGATTACAAACCAGGAGATACTTTTACGACAGTGTCTTATAATATACCCGCCATTGAAATGAATCACGGGCAGTACGGAGACTATAAGATTATATCTGTAGCTGCTGGGGCTAGAGGCCACAGGATGGTTCAGATACAAGCTCCTAGATTTATTGTTGCGGACATGGTGGAGGGCAGTATGCTCTCAACGTCCTATAGAGAGGCAACGGCACAAGAAGTCGCAAATGGCATGGGAATGCAAGGCCAGGAGCTAGAAGAGGTTGCAGGGGCGCGTGAGTGGATTGACCTCGACGACGAAGGGACAGACTATGTGAATGCTGAAGGAGTGCCCGTTTGGATGAAAGATGGGGTTTGGTACCAAAGAGCCCTAGATTGGGAAGGTACGATTAAGTCAGACACGCCAGGGCAAGTGGTTCAGGTAGATGGCCGTACAACTGATATTAGATCTGCACTAGGGGAATACGGACAGGTTTACAACCAGCTTATCTTATTATCTGAAGATAAACTTGAAGAACAGAATCGGGCCAATGACCTAGAAATGCAAGCTGAATATAAGAAGGCTTGGGATATTCTTCAGGAGTTCGACGCAGCTAATCCAACGCCCACACCAAAAGTTGACGCAACACCTGTTGACGCAAACGCTGCTGATGACGCAACACCTATTGATGACAAAACAGTTCCAGATGAAATAGTGTTTGATGAGGGAGATCCTGACCCTGTTTTTGAGCCATCCCCTGAGCCGTTAACGGAGATAGAGGCAACAGTTGGGGCTAAGGCTATACAAAAATCATGGAATTCCTCTCACGGGGCTAAAATGAGAGACTACGCTAGGCGGAAAATCGAAGAGCTATACCCTGACCTAACCACACAAGAAGTAATCGACTTAGCTAACAATCCAGCCTTTCAGGAGGCTTTATCAGAAGCTGGCTATATCGTCGATGCAACGGGGCCAGGGTGGCTACAAGGAGCAGCTGAGGTAATTGGTCAAGGAGCTTACCCTAGAAAGAGAGAGATTATTAGAGAGGTAATTAATGCGTTTGATTTTGAAGGAGAATCAGGAAAGTCATTAATCGGGGCAGCTGAAAGCCCAGAGGAGCTCCGAGAGCGTCTTCTACTGGAAGAGACAAAGAACACAGAGTCGCCAGTAGTGGAAGAAGTAAACCCACAAGTACACGTGAATGAAATCACGGAGCGCGGCAGCACAACCGACTTTGGGGATAAGGATGCCTCAGCATACTATTGGGCTGGAATTGATTTAGGCGAGACTAACGGAGAAAAAGACCTCTTGGAGTCTGTTCTCCAGTTTGGGTTACCGCCTGAAGAGAGCATACAATATAAAACTCTAAAGTACAAATTTCCAGAAGAGTTCGCAGCCGCGACGGAACGCGCTGAGACAATAAAGGTGGCCAAAAAAGCCGCTGAAACTGAAAACGAAGTTATAAGTAAAGAGGTTCGGACAAAGCTAATAAAGGACGGTTTAGAAAACACGTCCCTTGTAATGAGTAATATTTTAGACTTAACTAGACCTGTTGACCCTGATGCCGATCCCGATGCAAATCCAGTAGAAATTGCTGTGAATGCGCTTCCTATTGGGGTTAA